CCGTCAATGCCCCTGCAATAACACCACTGCCACCTACTGTTGCGGCTAGCCTAGAAACTCCTACACCGGCTTTCGGAAGCCTCGTGGCATCGCTGAAATGATCTGCAAATCGCGCTATCGTCCCGAATCCATCCGTCATGGGTCGGCCGCGCTGCAGTTGAGCCGCCAATCGGGTGGCCGACACATTGCCACCTCTCAGGGCGGCTTGCGCCTGATAGGATTTGGCGATGAGAGTTCGCGCTTCCTGAAATGCTTCCAGAAGATCTGGCTGTCCACTGGCATCCAAATGACGACCGATCATATCCTCGAGAGCATTCGCTCCCCTACTCTGTGCTTGAGCTAATGCGCGCGCTTCAGGATTACCAGAGCGACCTGCCAATGTGAAATTCGCTGAGGCTTGCTGCCGAAGTCGCTTCGTATATTCAAGTGCCTGAGCGGAAGTAAATCCTGGCTGGTCAAGCGAATTAACCAATGCATCGATTTGATCGCCTGCTGGCGTCACGGCTCCAGGAAAACCTGCCTGAACATTCTGGGAGGCATTCTGAATTCCACGAATATCCTGAACGAATTGTGCATCTGGAGTGATTTGACCAGCCTCTCCGACCTGCCGATAGACCTGCCCTGCCTGTTGTCTGACATCCGCCAAAGCCTGCTGAGTGATAGGGGTATCAGGGGGTAATCCTAAATCGTGAGCCACTAGTCGATTGGTAACGATCTGATTTTGAGCTTGAGCTGCTTGTTTAGTAGCTGCTTTCCCCGAAATACTTTCGAGCGCAGTTGCCGTAGCACTAGGATTGACTTCAGTCGGAGGGACTACATAACCCGCCGCCCGACCTTCTTGAAGCACAGCATCTCGTTCAGCATTTACTGATATTTGTCTCGCTTGTTCAGTAGCTTGTCCGGCTAGACGGTTAGCAGCAAACTGTCCTATTCGCTGGCCAACATACTGAGCACCCGCACCGACCGCCGCTCCCAGCAGCGGATTGGTAATCGCTTCGCGCGTACTGGCCGCCGGCTGGAGCGCTCCAGTCACCCCCCCGATAGCGGCCGCTCCGGCCACGGTATTGGCCCCCGGAATGGCCATAGCCGGCGCCGCGGTGAGAATGCCCGCACCGATATTGCCGACTTTCCCGGAGGTGGTCGCCATGAGGGGCGCATCCAGCGCACGAGAGTCAGCGACATCCTGATAACTCGTGAGTCCCAGCTTCTGACCTACACCCCGCCCCAGATCGGTGAAATATTTTCCCGCTCCCGCACGCAGGTTCTCGAGCATGGCGCCGATTTCTGAACCTACGGGACTGTTTGAATTCGGATCGGCGTGAGCCACAGGAGAACGGGCTTCGATGGCCGCAGGCGAGCCGGTCGGGACCGTATAGCCGTTCATGACGTCGAGACTGCGCACAGATGGCTTAACTACAGGATCGCTCTGCCAGCCTGCGGGCGCGGCTACCGGGTCATCCTGCCAACTCATCGTTTCGTCCGCAGTGTCCCATCAGGTGCCATGTATTGGGTCCCAGAGGGCAGCTTGGCGTAGTCCGCATCCGATTGGATCTTCACGGGCTGTGTTGCCCCCGGAGTCGTCGGCAAACCGGTCTTGCGCGCGAAGTCGAGCAGTGTCGCGTTCGGATTCTTGGACTGCTGCAACTGCGTGATATCGTGCTGTGTGAAGGGAATCGCGGTCTGTACATCCGAGATGATCTTGGTGATGAGATCTCGTTGGGCCGGCGCCAGTTTCGGGTTTGAGAGATTCGGTTCGATGCCCTTCTCGATGATCTGACGCGTCTCAGCGAGTTTGCGCAGCTTCGTGAGCTGAGAGTCGCCCTCGTTGAGCGTGATACTGTCCATGGAGTGCGTGATTGATCCGTTCGGCGCCAGTCCCGCAGTCTCGATCGTCGAGAGCGAGCGTGAGACACCTGCAATCATGGTCTTGTAGTCCTGCGCTTCCTGGCTCGTGACTTTCTGGGCCAAGACGCCTTTTACCGACTCCATGAGGCTGTGACCGGGTTGCGAGCCGCCGAACCAACCGGTGCTGGTCGTCACAGGGAGCTCGGCAATATTCTTCAGCGCCTGGACCGCCTCGTTGGCGGAAGCCGCGACGCGGTTGAACATCACCGAGCTGCGAGAGTCCATGCCGGCGGATGTGGCATTCGGATCATGCGGGCCGCCGGTGATCGGCCGCAGCGCCCCGGGATTATTCGGATCGCGCTCGTAGCCGGAGGGAATGCCACGCGCCTGGGCCTCGAGGTCCTGGCCACGCATTGTGACATTACGCGCGGCCGCTGCACGAGCGTTCTCGGCCGCGATATTCGTTTGCTGACGCGCATTCTCGGCGGCGATGGTGTTCTGATTACGGGCCAGCTCGCCGCCGGGGCCTTCCTGCTTGTAATGGTCCTCGATCATCTTCTGATGGGCTTCGAACTGCTTTTGCGGATCGACCAACCCGGCCAATGCCTGTTCAGCCGCCTGCCCCGCAGCGGCTTTCAATTGCGCGGGATCCTGCGCCAGTTTCGCGAAAGCGCCCTGCCCGTGCACCTGGTCATATTGCTGTGGGAACTGGGGCGCAACCTGCTGGATGGTCGCCAGCGGATTGTCAGAGTTTGCAACCTGCGTCGCCGCCATGTAGGTCTGACGATAGTGATTCGTGAGATCCGATAGCCGGGCCTGATCCAGTTGTCCGTACGCCTGCAATCCCTGGACCCCATATTTAGAAAGATCGGACAGTTGGGCGTTGGGATTGCTCGCCAAGGTCGAATTGATCCCCTCCGTGTTGGCCTGCTCGGTTTGCGCCTGCTTCAAGGCTAGATCATTCATCTGCCCCTTTTGCTGCGCAGCCTTGATGCCCTGCGCCTGCGCATAGATCTCGCCGAGATTGATCGGCTGATAGGGAGCAATCGGTTCGTATGCCATTAGGAGTTTACCTTCTCCAGATCAGCCGTACGGGCTGGGACCGTATGCCGGACCGAAGCCGCTCGTGTTAGGCGCCCCCGTTGTGGCAGTTCCGGGATTGAGATAACGGTACATCAGATAGTTCGATGCGAGCCCATTGGTCGCATTGCTGATTGAAGACCCGATGGTTCCATAAGCTGAGGCTCGCGCATTGCCGGCCGCCATGAGACTGGCGCTGTTGTTATTCGCCATGTTGGTGCCTGCCGCCTGCGTCGCATTCGTCGCAGCTTGCCCTGATCCCGCGACGCCCTCCAGATTGTTCACGTAATTCTGGAAGTTCTGTGAGGCGAGCCCAGAAGCATACGTTTCGCCGGCTTTAACCGCCGCGCCGGAGAGCAACCCACCGCGTGCTGCTGCTGAGCGATTGATAGCGTCCTGCCCTTGCTGTTGCGCAAAGGTGTAATCCGGGGCCGTAGTGAAGCTCGAAAAGTCCGCTTTGCCACTTCCTTTGACGACATTTCCATTCTCGTCGACCGTGTCGAGCCCATAGAGCTTCGCGATCTGATTCAGCGCGCTCGCGCCAGTGGTCCGCCAAGGGGCCTGATCGGCGCGTGTCTGGTTGTATTCATTGTTCTGTTCCTGAATGGACGAGTTGGCGGCTGATTTGACTGCTCCAGCCTGCTTATTGGCTGAATAAATAGTCGCGGCCGTTCCCACTGCGACTGCAGCGACAGCCGTAACAATGGCACTCATGTCAACCTCTGCACGTGCAAGCTAGCTCCCAGCTCTTTAACCGATTCAGCCGATTCGAATATGTCGGCTTCCAGTTTGGCGATATCGCGCTCTTCAGTGGGATTCGGATGCACAGTCTGCGCAAGCACATCCGTCACGGCGTATACGACCATCTGGTAGCCGGGCTCCGTCACGATCTGCGAGGGGGCTCGGAAACCTTCCCGCGTGCCTCCCCGATGGATCAGCACCAAGTCGCCCTCCAGAAGCTGACAGACATGTCCATGCCGATGGATGCGACCAATAATGATCGTCTCAGCCGGAATGCGTATCTCGCGAATATATAGACCCTGCTCGAACCGATGCGTCAGCGGACATCCCGTTTGCTCCATAGTCAGGAACTGATGCGTGAGATACGCCAGTTTCTCGTTCCAGTTGAGATGCTGTGGCAGTTGATCCCATTGCGGCACGATACTTGTCAGCATAGTGTTGGGCTGCCAGCTTCTGGAAGCACAGCAGCTTCTCCATATTCGCGTTGAGTTTCTTCAGTTCGGCGAGAATTTCGTCGGTCATGTCAATCCAAACTATAGGACAGCGTCTGCAATTCAACGCCTTTCGTGCCGGTATTCGTGAAAGCAGCGCTCCCAACCCCCAACCCAAAAGTCAGTGTTCCGGCAGTGCTCATGCTGGCCGTTCCGATTGAGACCGTACCGCTATCGCGCACAATCGCGAGAACAGCTTGCGTCCGAGCCGGACGGATCGCCGGTGGTGCACCCGTAATCGTGAAGGTTGTGGCATTCGAGGTCGCAGAGGTCTGCGGAATATAGAGGAGCACGCCCTGGGAAGTGATCGTATAGCGCAAGACCGGCGCTGGATCGGTCGCGGTGCCTGTGAATCCGCCGGTATAGGTTCCCGTCGAATGCAGAGCCGCCAGAGCGCTCGCCGCGTTGGCCGCGATTGTCGCATCCGCAGTGGTGTAGGCCGCTGTAATAGCCGTATCCGCCGCCTGAAACGCGCTCGTGACAGCCGCATCACCGCTGGCGACTTCCGCATCGCGAGCGATACTGTCGGGAATATCTGAATCGCCGATCGTACCGAAGGTCAACGCTCCACTGCGGCGGACCAGAAACCTGTCGTCCACACTTGCCACAATGTCGCCCGGCATTCCAGGGCTGTTTGTGGTACGCCCGATGACACTGGTGGGCTGACTGTCGCGAAACTTGGGATCCGTGACGGCCTTATCTGCAATCGTCACCTCAGTGACGGAGCCGTCATCTGGTTTGACCTGAACGTTACGTGCCCATTGGTCCCAACTGCGCTGATCGTTGGGGAAAACCTGTGGGGCGCGAAGAGGCATTACGCTGCCTCATTCCAAAGAGCTTGGATCAGGGTGCGACGCACCGGATCGGAGATGGAATACCGATAGACACGATCACGTGAGGCACCGAGACGATTCCATCGGGCCGCGCGTTGGAAATCCCCCGCTTTGCCCAGTGAGCGGCGCAACTCGACCCCGAAGGTGCGACCGCCATCATCGCTCCAATCCAGCATGACTTCGGGATTCGAGCCCTGTCCGGTGGTGGTGATCCCCACGCCGTTGTCGAAGACCAGTTCCAGTGAACAATGCCAGATTGGATCATTGCCTTTGGCAATTGCCGGCGCCGTCACGCTCGAGATCAGTGGTTGATCCCACTCGGTGAAGCTGTCGGGAGACAGAATGCCCAGGTGGTTTGACAAACGGTCCCCCACCAGCGTGATGTTATCCCCTCGTAGCACGAAAGCAGCGCGCCAGTTCTTTTGCAAGTAACTCTGACGCTCACACCACAGCTGAGTCGAGATGTCGTAAATGAACGTCCCTTCAGCGTAGGTGAGACCGTACATCGAATGGCCGTTCTCGATCCAGGCCATACCGATGCATTCCTGCGAGGCAAATTTCGTAATCGCCTGCTCGATAGCGGTAGTGGAAACCCGGACCGGGGTGTAGCCGTTGATCCTGCGAATCGTGCCGTCACTGGCGGGAAAGAAGATGGAGTTGTCGATCTTGGCCGGTCCATATTTGGACGCACAGCCAATCTCCATATAACCTGAAGCGGTTCGCGTCAGGGGAAAAGCCACGTCCCCCGAGTCATACCAGACTTCCGTGCTGTCACGACCAAAGAGAAATACCTCGCGATGATCGGTGATGCCCACCACTACATCATCGGGAGAGGCTTCTGCCGAGGCGAAATCCAGCGCATCCCAAGCGGAGAAGTCAAACGCGGTGTGGTTGACATAGACCCGTCCATCTCCTGGACCAATGATCGCGTAGCCATCCAGAAACGTCGCCCATTCGGCGCCTGGGAAGTCGGGATCTGCCATGGGCGTAACTGTCGCGCCATCGTAGAGGTAGGTCGGCCCATTGACAGTGATCAGGACCTGACTGCCGTCGCTGACCATGAAAACCGGTCGGGAACCTGGAATAGTGCCCAACTCAGTCACTGTCCCGGATACAGAAATGCTGTAGAGCTTGATACCGGAGACTACAAAGATAGTCTGATTGACCTTGATGCCGCCGCGCATCGGTCCTGTCCCGATTGTCAGATAATCCTTGATGCCGAAACAACACACGACTGCGGCGGCCGTTTTCGCAGCCGGCGGTGCAGGCTCCAGATAGGCATTTACCATGCGCTGAGCCGACAAGGGACGCGAGATGTGCTGATAACTCTGCGCACCGAAGGGGATCTGCGGCATCAGAAATACTCGGCTCTCACGGGCTTGCTGACGCGGATGGGCGCCAGCACCTTGCGCAATTGGCGCTCCGCCGGACTCGCCGCGGGCAAGCCTAGAATGCCTTCCCGTGCGAGCGTGGAGCGCTTGGGCTCCTCCAGCATGAAATCGTCCACGAGGAGTGCCGCCACCATCGCGCTGATAATGTCGTCGTAGAGCTCGTCAATGCCGGCTTCGAAGTCGAGCGTCACGATCTCGAGCGCCTCCAGTTGCTTTTGCAGCGAGAGACAGCGTTCGCCGATCAAGTCCCCGTCCTCCGCTGACAGGCTGTTCCCCACCGCCAGCACTCCCAGCTTGCGCGCGATCCGCTCCTTCATCAGTGGAAATGAGACGGACACGGAACCTCCCGGAATTCAACAGTCCCTTGGCGACAGAGGCTGGCACGTCCTTGCACCAGCCCTTTGTGGCGGCAATCGAGCCGTAATCGGGGAAAAAACCCGACCACGGCTCGTCCCCAATCAACTCAACGATCATCCGTTGGCCATGATTGGAATCAGATTGAACACCCCGGCCGCAGGCGTCGTAGCTACGGTCGTGATGTTGATCTGAACTTTCGTACGCGCGGTCGTAACCACCGGTGCCGGGGAGACTCCCCAGAACGCCGAACCCGCGCCCGAGCCGGTCGTGACGGAAGTCACGATGTCCGTGGTAGTGCCGCCGGCTACAAACTGGATCTTGTAGACCAGGGCGGAAGCTGCCAGGGATGCGGTGCTGACCACAAACCCGATCACCGTCATGTTCTCGGGGATATAGCCCAACTCCACGATATCCCCCACATCATCGAGGGAGGTCGTGGCAATACTGGCCGTGAAGATGGGCGCCTGAAGTCCGGTTTCGTAGGGCTTCGGGCACAGGTGAGCAGCCGATGCCGCCACCGCAACAGTCGATGCAGTCATGTCAAGGTTTCCTTTGAAAAAGTAGTAGAATTCTCACATCATTCGGAGGCGACGCATGACCGAAGTCTGGAAACCCGCCATCGGCTTTGAAGGCCATTACGAAGTCTCCAATCTGGGTAGATGTCGAAGCGTCAAGGCGGCCTGCGGTACTCATATCGGTCTAATCCGCAAACCGAGCCTTTCGCGTGGCTATGCTCGCTTTCTGCTCGTGAACTTGGATGTTAGGAAGAACATCCAAGCCCACAGGCTCATTTACGAGAGCTTTATGGGACCAATTCCCGCTGGCATGCAGATCAACCACAGAAATGGCGTAAAGAATGACAATCGCCTGGAGAACTTAGAAGTAGTCTCAGCGAGTGAAAACAAGCTTCACGCCATCCATGTGCTAGGAAAAAAGACCTATTTGATCCCTAGTCAGGGAGAATTGAATGGTCGAGCTAAGCTCACTGAAGCTCAGTTACCTGAGATCTTCAGATTGCGGTCGCTCGGCTGGTCGCAGCAACGCATAGCCGACAAATTCGGCATCAATCAGACAAACATCAGTCGGGTTCTAAGGGGAATTAGCTGGAATTCCCGTTAGATCACGCATCCCCCACGGCTGAGAAGAAGCCCGTCAGAACACCATTGTCTTTCGGGGTCGTGGTGTCACTGGCTCCGGTGCCGAACTGAATCTTGCCGACGTCGTAGATCTGCTGGATCGCGATGCCATTCTTGGTCTTGTAGTCCATCTCCTGGGTACGCGTGTTCCAACGCTGCGCCAGGCCATAGCCGAGCGCCTGGGCACCGCACAGGTAAACCTCACCCACGTCGATCGAGGAGGCACCGAGCGCCAGCCACTTGTTCTGGCTGAGTTCCGGAATCTCGCGCACGATCACGCCGTCCCAGATGATGTCGCCATCGGTGAAGAGCGGGTTGTCCGTGCCGCGCTCTAGGGCGTATTGCCGCGACTGCACGATGTTCGTATCGAGCTTGAGATCGCGGAATGGCTCCGAGCCTGCGAACATGACGTACCACTCTTCATCCCCGTTGACCTTGATCGGCCGGATCTTGGGAGAGGCTGTTTTGGCCAGGCGCTTCATGACCGAAACGGCCGAAGCTGTCAGCTTGTCATTGGTCGAGTCGACATTGCCGAGCGCGGTCGCAAACGTCGCCGACCAGTTGGAGTTGGCCGCGCCAAAGAGCACGCGATCCTTGTTCTCCGTGACCCACGTTCCCAGCGCTGTGGCGTTCGTCGTCTGGAAGGCCGAGGTGTTGCCGCCGCCGCCAGCTACCACGGCATCCTTGGAGGCGAGCGCTGCGATGAACCGATCGCGGGTCTGTTCCAGCGACCAGTTCATGAGCACGGCCTTGCCGGCGTTGCGCAGATCGATCGCGGTCGCCTGCTCCTCGTACTCGGCTACCACAACACCATGGCGGTAGAGATTGACCGTGAGCGGCCAGGAGCGCTGGCTCAGATCTTCCTCGAAGCCCTGGAGTGTCTGGTTGTTCTTCTTGCCGGCTCCCGCCAGGCGGTTGATGAGCTCGAAGTAGATGGTATCACCGGGCTTCTTGGTGAGGACTTCCTTCACCTGGACGATGGCGTTCTCGTCCGTGCCCATATAGCGCGCGAGTCGGTTGCCGCGGATGTACTCCACGAAGTAGTTGTCGTCCCATTGCTTGACTCGCAATGCACTGGGGACTGTCGTATCGGCCATAGTGGCTAACTCCTAGAGGCGTTTCGTAAAATCTGGTTGAGTGGTTTGGGGCCTTGGTAGACCTCAACCGGAGGGGGTGAGGCATCGGAGTTGAGCGAGACTGGGACGGCCGGTGTGGCCTTCAATTTCGCTTCAAACTCCGCACGCAGCCGGGTCTCGATGTCCTTTTCGAGCTTGGCGCGATAGGCGGTGAAATCGCCGTTCACGTCTTTCAGCTCGCGGATCCGCAGACCTTCGCGATAGACGAATTCCGCCGGATTGCGCTCCTGACGGATTTGCGCCCATAGCGCGGGATTGGCGTTGGCCGCCTCGACGAAGACCTCACGTACAGCGTCAAAATCAGCGTGTCTCTGCCGGACGATTTCCTCCGTCAGATTGCACCGCTCAATGAACAACTCTTCGCGGATCTGCTCCTGCGTGCTCTTTAACGCACCCGGCAGATCTGACCACGGGTCGACCGGCTGTTTGGGTGTCTGAAGCTCACGCAGTTTCGCCTCGAGCGCCTGGCGCTTCTCGCGCTCTTCCCGCATCGCTTTCTTGTAGGCGGCTGTTTCGAGAGACTCGACCGGTTGCACTGGCGCGGCAGGTGCGGCGACAGGGGCAACGGGTTGAGCTTCAACCTTCGGCGGCTCGGTAACCGGGATGACCGGTTCCGGGTTTTCGACTTTGGGTTGAACAGGCGGTGATGCGGCTTCAGCCTTTTCAGGCTCGGCAGGCGTCGCCGTTACAAATCGCCCTTTTTCATCGCGCGCACGTTCACCGACCAGCTCTTCAATAGCAGCCATACATTCCTCGTCTCGTGAGATTTACGAAAACAGCCGTGACGTCGCTGGCACGTGCAGGGATCACGGACCCTGCAGACCGATTCGCCCGTTAGAAGCCGGCGGCGCTTCCAGAAACTGTTATTTCATGCCCTTGTAGGCATTGGGCTTGCGCGCAGCCCGCATTGAATCCACGCCTTTGGCGCGGTCCGCAGTGCTGAGCGCAATCGCGACGGCTTGCTTCTGTGGCTTGCCGGCGGCGATCTCCGTACGGATATTCTGACTGACCGCCTTGCGTGAGCCGGATTTGATCAGTGGCATGTCATTCCCCTACAGGCTGTTGAGCCTTAATCGTCTTCTGACGCTCGGCATGAAGTTGCGCGGCATGCGTCAAGCCCAAATCGGCCATCTGCTTGGCATGGGCGGACTGCTGCGTCTCGAGCTTCGAGGTGAGCGCATTGATAGTGGCTTCCTTGCTGGCGCCTTCCACGATGGCGTTGGCGGCATCCTGAGTCGCCTGAAGCTTCTGAGCGGCAAGTAACTGCAACGCTTTGAGCTCGATCTCCTTGGCGTTGAGCATTTCCATCTGGGCGGTGATTTGCTCTTGAACGGCGCCAGCTTTCGCTTCGAAGGCCGCTTGCTTGGCCTGGAGTTTGTCCATGGCCGCTTGGACCTGCACCTGCTGCAGTTTGGCCTCGGCCACCTGCTGCTGCAGTTGCTGCTCCTGTTGCATCTGCTCTTGCGCTTTCTGCTGCTGCGCCTGGGTGATCTGCTGGATCTGCTGCTCCTTCTGCTGGAGCATCTGCTGGACTTGGGGTGGGATCTCGGTCCCATCCGGGAGCTTGCCACTCATCGCATCCAATACCTGCTGCTTATTGCGCAGGTTGGATGCCTGAATGATGGCTTGGGGCGGAATCGGCACGCCCCCTTTGGCCAGATCGACCAATTGCTGAAACTGCTCTTGTTGGACTGTCACCACATCGGGGGATTCATCGATGATGATGTCGACGTCCATCTCGGAGACGTTGTTCATGGGCGCGCCGGGCTGGGCCATGCCCTTCTGGACATGCGGATGCTCGGGCGGATAGCTCGAGTTCAGTGCGAGAAAGCGGGAGTTCTCATCGTCCGTGATGCGCACCCACATCTCACCGGTCCAGAACTGCTTGATGCGCGACCACGTCGCAATCATCACGCGCTTCTGCCAGTACCGCAGCGAGTCGGTGAGAATGCCCAGTTGAATCGCCCCACCCTGCTGGTCGACCTGTTTAGCCCGACCTGAGATATCGCCGGTATTGCCCAGCAACGCTTCATTCGGTCCGGTGCCCGAGAGTGCGACAATCGCTTCCTGGAGCAGCTTGAACTGACCTTCGGCGAGATCCGCATTCTCGCGGATCTCGAGCTTCATGCCCGGAGTGTATTCGAGGAAACCGTCCGGCCGTGCCAGCTCGCGCCGTGCTGACTCGATATCATCCACGGCGCCCTTCTCTGCGGTCGCCTGATTGACGCTGAGCAGATGGAGGGACTTGGAGCGCCGTTTGTTGATCTCGTCCTGCAGGTCCTTATAGCGCTTCACAACCCCATAGCGGTTGCCATTGCGGTCGACATAGAGTGACTGCAGGATGAGTGGGCACTCGGGTTTTCCGGTCTCGGCATCAAGATAGACGCTTTTCTCAGGGCCTTCGATAATCCCGACTCGCGAGAACACCACGCGATACCAGCCATCGCCTTGCTTGTAGTAGTGCTCGAGGATCTGGACGCGCTTGCGACCGCGATCGAACCAGCGCGGCCGGTCGTCATAGGTGTCCGTGGGCTGCGTGAAGCTCTGGCTCGTGAAGAGATCAAACGCCCCGCCGATCTTGGGGTAGGTGACTTTCGCCTCGTCCAGATCCATCCATTTGACAATGCCCTGATAGCGCGAGTCACTGAAGTCCGGTAACAGTGAGTGGCCGTCGTAATACAGGCGGTCCCAGCGGATATAGCGAATGACAACCTTCTTGTTGCCGCTCTTCCCGTAGGTCTGATCGTTGTCGACAATGACTTCGGCGCCCCCGAAGCCCTCCACCGTCATGTTCTCGAAGACCTTCGACTTGGTCTGCGGGAAGTGATTGCAGTCCGCGACGTAACGCAGCGCGTCGGTTGCGGCATCCGCGCCGGGATCATCCTGCGGGGTTCGCGGGAAGGCCTTGGGGTCGGTGCGCGTCTGACGCTCCAACCCCAGGAGGTATTCGATCTTGTCCTTGATGCGGTTATCAGTGATCGCCGGCTGACCGCGTCGGCAGAGAACCTCGACTTCCTCATCCGACCATTGCTTGCCATCGTAATAGTCGCGATGGATCTGCGCCTGCTTGCGCGCATCCCGCGTGGTATCGGCCGAGAGATTGAACTGATGCACGAAACGCGCAAGCTGCTGATTGCCCTCAATCGGATCGCCGTCACCGACACCGGAAGCACCGACATCCGGATTACTGGCGTCGAGCTTTTTGGCTTTTTTACGCGCTGCCATGGTCAGCATCATCCAAAGCGTCGGCTGATTCACCCACCTTCAATATGGCCAGCAAAAAAGGCTCTAATGAGCCCAATGGAAATACTTGGTGGCATTTCCGACCATCAGGATCTGTCCAAGCTATGTCGTACTTCCGATTGAAATCGACACGCCGTATTTCGAAAGTGACTAGGCGGTTCGCCATGCTCGGGTCTCAGGTTCCTCGAATAAACGGGCGTAGGAGTCTTTGGGCTGCGCTTCGGTATTGGTCTGCTTCAGGACCGCCGGATGGGCCTGATCAATCGCGCGTCCCATCAGGCTGGCCATATCCACTGCGTCGTCATACTTGCCGGCCGGGAAATGCAGCATCTGCTGGAGCAAGCGGTGTCCATACTCGGTATCGGGCAAATAGACCTTGCCCATACTCGCCATGGCCTGGAGCGGTCGCGCCATCGTGGCCTTGTCGGCCGAACTGGGAAGCCATTCGAGCCGACAGGCCTTCTTGCGCTCGCGCATGCGCCGTATCAAAAAGGGTTCGATGGATCGTCTGATCGGTCCACCCTCCCCGAAAAAGCAGAACGGCTGATGCCGCTCGATCTGGTCGATCAATGCATCGATCCATTTGTCCGCACTGGTCTGCCCATGCCAGCCCTCGATGGCCAGATACAACGAGCCGTCCGGGGCATAGCCGTGAGTGCCGATGTCGGTGAAATCGCCTGCACCCTCAGTGACCGCGAAGTCACCCGTGCTGTACTTATGCAGTTGCCGCGGCGGTGTGGTGTAGAACTTGAACCACTCGCGCTTGAAGAACGTGCCCTCATCGGGCATGGGGTTCTGCTGATAGAGCGCACTCCAGTGCAGCGGCGCCGTGTTGGCGCGGATACGGTGCAGTGCAGGCAGGTCGTAACGCTCAGGCCAAAGTGCCTCGCCGTTGGCGATTGCTGGGAGTAAGACGATCTCCCACTTATCTCCACCCGCTTTCTGACGCTCGATGAGCCGTCCTGCCAGGTCATCCTCGTGCATGCGGTGCTGGATAAGGACTATTGCGCCCTTTGGCCTGACGCGGTTATAGGCCGTACCGACGTACCATTCCCACACACGCTCCCGCGCGTTTTCACTCTGTGCATCCTGCATCGTGGCAAAGGGATCATCGATAATGAGCCGCGTTGCACCACGCCCCATCAGAGCGCCTCCAATACCCACCGCGTAATAGCTGCCGCCTTCCTGAGTTTTCCAGCGTCCCGCAGCCTGCGAATCCTCTGCGAGTGTCGTGTTGAAGAGAACCCGATATTCTGGCGTCGCGAGCAGATTGCGCACATCGCGGCCAAACTCTTCCGCCAGCGTCCCGGTCGCGCTCGCTGAAATGATGTCGTGCCGCGGATCGTGGCCGAGCGAATACGCCGGATAGCGACGACTCGCGATATGGCTCTTGCCGTGCTGTGGAGGCAGCAGCAGCATGAGGCGGTCAATCTCGCCTCGCTCGACCCGATCGAACTGCTCGCAGATCGCCCTGTGAAGGCGTGCAGCCTTCCAGCGGTCCGAGGTGAACTCAGTGAACGCCTGAAGCGTCTGGCGGGCTCTGCGGCGATTCCACAGCTCCTCCAGCATCTCGAGCTCGTTCAAGTCGCTCGAGGAGTTGGGCGTCACTGAGTTCGCGGACATGCGTGATCTCGCCGGTGAAATCGATGGACTGAGACGGCTTGCCATCCAAGCGGTTGCCGATCTCCTCAATCGCCCAGAACGCGCCGTCGAGTGCTTCCTTCACAACCATCTTGGCAATACGGTCCAAAGCCTGACCGGCTTCGATCTTCTTGGACTTATCGGTGTACTGCTTCAAGGCCTTATCGAGCGCCTCGAGCCAGCGCTTGCCCTTCTGAGCGTTCTTATTTCCGACCGGGGCGCCTGCCATATTGTCTCAATGGTGAAACTATTGAATTCAAAGGTTACGGCTCTACTGAACGCCCGGCATATTTCGCACGCGATAGCTCAACTCTGCGGAGATCTGGTTATCCGTGCCGTAGTCGCTCTGGATGGTCAGCACACGGGTCTCGTAAGGGTTACGGTCATTCAGGATGCTGTTGGCGCTACTCGGGATGGTAATTTCCACCGT